GGGCAAGGGGGCTTGAGGTGGGCACCTGGCCGGTGAACTTGCGGCAATGGGTCGGCGTCACGGTCTGGCCTGTGTGCGGGCAGTCCAGCCGCGCGTAGCGCTCAATGATGCGTGCGGCCATGAGGTCCGTCTCGGCCGGGTACTTGTCGACCAGCAGCAGGCTTACGGACGTGCGCGAAATGCCCAGCTCGCGCCCCACGGCGGCGCGGGAGCTGGCGTCCACGGCCTGGCGCAGCAGGGCCTGCCAATCAGACATGGTGCACCTCGCCGGTGTTGGCGTCCGTCACGGTGCGCTGGGCCTTGTTCCAGGCCGGGGCGCAGGGGCCGCTGTCGCGCACCAGCACCCACCTGCCCCCTATATGACCTGGGCCGCCACGACGGGGCAGCTCGGTGAGGAAGCCCGCCTTTGTGAGCGCCCGCAGGTAGCAGTCCAGGTTCTGGCGGGCCTTGGCCTCGGCCTCTGGTTTCGCCTCCGGCCCCAGGGCCAGCGGCAACAGCTCGTCCACGCCAGCCTTGCGGCGGATGCGAAAGCCCCGCCAGGCCTTGGCCCGCAGGCTGCCTTTGTAGCGTTCCGCGCAGCCGCCCTTGCCGGGGCCGGAGACAACCTCCGCCCCGCCCGCCAGGGCCTGGGCTCCGGCTGCGGTGATGCCGTGGACGCCTTCCGCGCTCTGAATCAGCCCACGGGCCGCCAGGCGCTTGCAGATATCTTTCGCTCCGTTCATGCCAACGCCCAGGGCGTCGGCCAGCTCCCGCGTGAGCTTGGGGCCGCCAGCCAGCAGGCGCAGTATGTCCAAGCCGCGCCAGGCCATTACGCGCCCCTCTTGGCCTTGCCACCATTGGCGCTCACGGTGCGCGGGCGGCGCGCCTGCCAATCGTGGGTGATGCTCATGCCTTCCACGGCGGCCACGTCGACCAGGGCCAGGCCGTTCATCTTGCCCACGCGCTCCACTGTGGCGATGGCGTTCATCACCTCGCGCATGCGGCCGCCGCTCTGGCGGTGGATTTCAGCCACTAGGTCCGGGGCGATGCGCACCTCGGCCAGCTGCTGGCAGGCAAGCGCCACGTCCTCCAGGCTGGCCGGGGTGAACTCCACCACTTGGGCAATGCGGCTGGAAATCTGCGGGTGCCGGGCGATATTGCGCTGTATGGCCTCCATGCCCACCAGAATGACCATGGTCTCGGTGCGGTCGCTAAAGTCCCGTATCTTCTCCAGCACGGCCGCGTGGTCCTTCAGGGTGGCCTCGGCCTCGTCAATGACCAGCGGGAGCTGCTGTGTGGCGATAACGGCCAGCATGCGGTTGAACAGCTGCTCGCTGGTGCCGCGCGGGTCCACCGCCAGGGCCTTGGCCAGCTCCACCAGGAAATAGCGCGGGGTCCAGTCGATGTTGGCGCGCAGGAACACCGCGCCCGTGTCCACGGCCCAGCTGGCCACCACCTCGCTCTTGCCGAAGCCGGGCTGGCCATGCACCAGCATCATTCCGGCCTCGGCCGCGCCACGATTCTCCACTGCGGCCACGCCAGCGGTGAACCGCTCGTAGTTGGTCGTCCGCACAAACAGTTTTCTCACGTCATGCCTCCCGTTAGTTCAGGTCAGGTGCCAGGTGTTTCTAACGCCGGGAAAAGTTGGGCCGGGGCCAGGGCCAGGCCCTCGTAGTCGAAGCGCTCACGCAGCAGGGCGTACTCGCGGCCCTGGGCGTATTCGGCCAGCCAGGCGCGGTCGGCGTCTGCCCACTGGTCCTGGTGGCGCATAAGCCAGCGGTACTTCTCGGTGGAGAGGTGGAACATGGGGCGCTTTTCGGCGGCTGGCCTGGGGGCCAGGGCCTGCACCTGTTCCTGCTCGGCCTCGGCCATGACGGTGCGGATGCGCTCCAGGTCGGCGGAGGTGGTGGCGGGCGCAGGTACGGGCTCCGCCTGAATGGTGATGAACTGGCGGGCGCTCAAGCTGTCGGCCATGAGGGCCGGGGCGTCTTGCGCGACCTGGAGGGATGCGCCGGGGGCGATGGCCTGGGCCTTCTTTTCCAGGCGCTGCAACTGTGCGCGCTCGCGCTTGGCCCGCGCCTCTTCGATGCGGCTGACCGGGAAGTAGTTCATGGCGTTGGCGTCCAGGCGCGCGGTGCAGAGCTTCTCGCCCGCTTCCGTCCAGACGGTGACGTAGGTGGAATCCCAAATGTCGTAGCGCACCTGCACAATGTCGTCGTGGTGGGCGGCCAGCTCGGGCGCGAAGTAGTCGCGGTTCCACAGGCGCACCATGCCGTTTTTCACATTGCGGAAGGTGCCGGGCATGAACAGGTCGTCGCGCAGCTCGTCTGGCACGCGGTACGGTTCAAACCTGCTCTCGAAGCTCTGCCAATACTCGTTGGGGCTCATGTGGCGGCGCTTTCCGGCGGCGTGGTCCTCAATGACGGGCAGGCCCCGGTGCGGGCTGGCGTTGTATTCTTCCACACGGGCCAGCAGCACGCTTTTGAAGGCCTCGAAAGTTGGCAAAAGCGCCGAGCGCCCGTGCTTTTTGAGCTGGGCGCGGGTGATCTTGTACACGCGCTTGGCCGCATCATCGTCCATGTCCGCGTGGGTGCAGGTGGCCAGTTGCTTGGAGGCGGGCACGCAGATGGTTTTGACCGCGCGCTCCATGAGGCCCTTGCCCTGTGGGCGTCCGGGGATGGACTTGCAGATTTCGATGCCCAGGCGCTCCAGCATGCCCACGCCGGGCTTTGTGAGCAGGTCCGCCGTGTAGCCCGGTCCGTTGTCGGTGTAGAGCATGGCCGGGATGCCGCCGAACAGGCAGGCCATGCGCAGGGCGTCCAGGGTGGCGGCGGCGCTTTCGGCCAGGGCCACGGAGAGCCCCACGCAGCGGCGCGTGGCCACATCCAGGAAGAGCACCACCTCCGGCTTGAAGGGCCGCCCGCTGTCCGGGTGGGCTATCTCGGCGTCAAAGGTGGTGCCGTCCGCCGTGTACACGTCGCAGGGCAGCAGGGTGTCCGTCTTGCGCTTCATGTGGGGCTTGAGGTGCAGGAGCGCGTTGCCCGTCTTGCGCCCGGCCTCCAGGTCCGGCTTGGCGATCTTGGCCAGGAAGCGGCGCACGGTGTCGATGGCCGGTGCGGGTGTGGGCTGCTCGGCCTCCCAGGCGCGGGCAAAGTCGCGGTGCGCCTCGGCCAGGCTGGGGTTTTGCGGCCGCTGGAAGAACGAGAGGAAAAGCGGGGCCCATGCGGGCACGCCCATGTCCTTGTGCGGGTGGCGGGGCGCAAGCGCCAGCTCGCCGCCCTCGGCATAGAGCGCGCACCATTCATACAGGCGGCGACGCGAGAGGCCGCGCGCCTCGCCCGCGCCAAACTTGGCGTTGGCCAGGGGGATGAGTTGCGCCAGGCGCTCGCCCAGGGTTCCGGCCTTGGCGGCCTGCACCATGTGGCGAATTGCCGCCTCCTTGCCGGTGAGGGCGCTCAAGCGCTCAATCTCGCGGATGAAGGCCAGCCGGGCCAGGGCTGTGGCGCGCCGGTCCTCGGTCAGATGGGCCAGGGAGGTTGCGCCAGCCATTGGTGAAGCCTTTGCCGGGGCCGTGGGCACGGGCAGCACGCCCTGTTCAGCCAGCTGGGCGGACACAATGGCGTCGCGGGTGGCCTTGGGCATGGACGCCACAATCCAATCACTGCCGCCGCCGCGCGCCTGGCGCTTGCGGCCCTGCCAGGCTTCGCGCTTGGCGCGGCGAATGACCGTGCTCACGTTCGCGTTCAGCAGCCGGGCCAGGTCAAGAGAGGTGATGGCATCCATGGCTAGGCAGCCTTGCTTTTCAGCGGAATGAACAGCAGGTCTTCCGGCACGCCAAACTCATCGCGCAGGCTCTCCAGCACGCGCACGTTGTTTCTTTGTCCGGCGATGGTATCCGCCACGAGATTCTTGTTCACGCCAAGCCGCCGGGCGACCTCCAGCATGGTCAGCCCCTGGCGGTCCAGGTGCTCGCGGATGCGAAAGCGCATCTTTTGGCGTTGGGCCCGGCATTCGAGGGGCTTCATATGGTGTCCTCCAGCATCTTCTTGCGCTTGCGTGCCTCGCGTTCCGTCACGCAGGCCCTGCCGTAGTCCCGCAGCTTGCGGTCCTCATCTGTCATCACGTCGAGCCCCAGGGAACGCAGCAGCACCCGCAGGGGGGCGGCGTCCTTGGTGGCCCGGCAGAAAGCAGCCACGGCCAAAAGGCCCGGCGTATGGTCGCGGTCATTGGGGTTCAACCATTTGTCCAGGGTGTCTTTTGAGATGACCTTGGCGTTTCCGGCAGTGAGCCGAATGCCTGCATCTCTGGCCACCGCGTTGATGCGGTCCACCAGCAGCTTGCGGCCATCCTCGTCCTCGCCAGCGGCGCGGTTCATGGCCGCGCGCATGGCTGGGACCAGGCCGGAAAGCCTGCCGTGGTCGTCGTCGAAGAGGGAAACCTGCCGCATAGTCGCAATCCGCCTTGTGGTGGAGGGCACGTCCAAACGTTCTTTGTGTGTGGACGTTGACCCTGTTGCGCGGGGCTGGTAGGGTTTTTCTTGAAGGGTTTTCCACCGCCCGCACCGTCTTTTTGTACCATTTGGATAACTCTGTCAACGCCGAACGGCGCAAAAGTTAGCGAAACGGTATTAAAAACGGTTCGGCAAGAATACCGAACGGTTAAGTTTTGTTTTGCGCGCTCTCCGGCGCAAAACTTCTCGCGCATGTTCGGGCTGGGAAGTTTGGCGTATGATCGGTGACCGTATCGTGCTGATTCGCGGTAAGCAGGCCAGGGATTCCTTTGCCTCAGAGCTGGGCGTGCATCCGCAAACGCTGGCTCGGTATGAAAAGGGTGAACGGCTCCCGGATAGCGCCTTCCTTGAAATGTTATCCAAACGGCACAACGTCGATCCGGCATGGCTGCTCACCGGCGAAGGCCAGCCCTATTCCAAGCAGGTCGCTGCCCAGCCCGTGGTGCCCGCGCCCAATGCGTCGCCGGAGTTCATCGAATGCATGGACTGCCATCTGACCATGGTGCCCATGGTCGAGGCGAGGCTGTCGGCAGGGACGGGGAGCTTTGAGGTAGAGGCAGGCATTGAGCGCCGTTACGCATTCCGAAGCGACTGGATCAATTCAAAAGGTCAACCTGCGAGCATGGTGCTTATGCGCGTAGCTGGCGACAGCATGGAGCCGCAGATTTTCAACGATGATGTGGTGCTAGTTGACCAGAGCCAGACGACCCCGCGCGCGGGCGGACTGTTCGCCATTGCGGTCGAAGATGTGGTTTATATCAAGATGGTGGACACCCTGCCGGGCAAGATCGTCCTGAAGAGCTACAACAACAGCTATGCGCCGCTTGAGATTGATGCGCGTGGCGATCTGGCGGACGGGATTCGGATCATTGGCCGGGCGGTGTGGGTCGGCCGGGAACTCTACTAACTTCAAAAGCCTTTCACTTTTCTTCCATTCAGTGCCGAATCTCGCGCACTATCATCTCACTTTCTGCCAATCAGTGCCAAATACTCTTGCGCTGGCACCTCGCCTGAAAACGCTAGGCCCGCGTGGCTTTCCACCGGATGCCTCCGCCTTTCATCTAGTGCCAGAATGAATGCCTCCCCACTCTTTGCCCGTGAAGCAGCGTTAGCTTGTGGGATAGACCGTGAGGTGTTGATCATCCACCGGGGCAGATCGTCTTGTCGGAATTGGTACCAGTGTCCACGGAGGTAGCAAGACCCCTCGTCGGGTTCTCACGCCGGTAACGGGGGTTCGCCCCCCCCTGGGGGCACCAGCGTCAAAAGAGAATTATTCCGATTGGATACCCAGGAACCGCGCAAGGCGGTTTCTGGGTTTTTGCATCTTGAATACAGCTCATTGTCAAAGAGCGTTGCATCAAGTCCTCAACCTTGGCACAATGAGAGAAAATCCTCTCCAGGAGGTCCGATGGACAAGCCCCAACCGGACACATCCAGCTCGACCTTGCTCAAATCATTCGAAGCCTTTTTCAAAATCGAGGTCGCGGGCGGCATCATTCTGCTCGTCTGCACGATTGTTGCCCTCGTCTGGGCCAATTCCCCTTGGGCCGCAAATTATCACGCCCTCTGGCAGACCCCCATAACAATAGGAATCGGCCCATATACTCTCTCCAAAGGTGCATTCCTTTGGATCAATGACGGCTTGATGGCTATCTTCTTCTTCGTGGTAGGCTTGGAGATCAAGCGAGAATTCCTCGTCGTAGGCCTTTCCACCCCGAGTGAGGCAGTCATGCCCATAGCCGCAGCCTTGGGCGGAATGGTCGTCCCGGCAATCCTCTTCGCGGTCATCAATACTGGAGAACCCACCAGCAAAGGCTGGGGCATTCCCATGGCCACGGACATCGCCTTTGCCCTGGGTGTCCTCTCCTTGCTTGGCAAGCGCGCATCCACCGGCTTGAAGCTATTTCTCACTGCTGTTGCCATCGTCGACGATATTGGTGCCATTCTGGTCATCGCCCTGTTCTATACGGCCAAGCTCAATCTGACGGTCTTGGCCGTAGGCGTCGGTGCTCTCGCGATCATGGCACTGCTCAACACGCGATGGGGAGTGCGCTCCTCCCTGCCCTATCTCCTGCTGGGCATCGTCGTCTGGTTGGCCTTCCTCAAGTCCGGCATCCACGCGAC